TCCTAAGTTCGGAACAATGACCGCAAACGAAATGTCACAGTCAGGGCAGGTGACCTTACAGAATCCGGCCGACGACGAAGTGTCTATCACTTTGGATCAGCACTGGGAAGTTTCGTTCTTAATCCGTGACGTAGCGAAAGCTATGGCAAAACCGGGTGTCCTCGAAGGCTATGTTAAAAATGGCGTTATTGCCTTAGCCGAGAAAATCGAGAATAAACTTGCAGGCCTTTATACAGGCGCAGGCGACACAGTTACGGGTACTTTTGGTAAGGATAAAATCCGTGAAGCTAGGAAAAAGTTAGTCGATAACAAAGTTCCGAGAATTGCGCCTAAGTATGTTTACTTAGACACAGACGGTTACGATACATTGTTAGCAGATACCACGATTGGTAAAGCTAACGAGTTCGGAAGCCAAACGGCTTTGATCGACGGTGACATTCGCAAGCTCTACGGTTTTGGGATTTTCGAATCTCAAAATATCGTTACAAGCGGAAGTCCGGCTACCTATCATTCCTTAGCCTATGTAGAAGAAGCTATGGCATTGGTTATGCGACCACTTCCTAACCCCGGCGAAGGCTTGGGTGTTCGAAGCGCTGTCGTAAATGATCCGGAAACGGGTCTAGGTATGCGTGTTTCCTACTCTTGGGACGCCGATCACTTGGGCGTTCAAGTAACTCTTGACGTACTGTTCGGTGTAGGTGTTTTGCGTGACGATCTCTTGATCGACATTCAACATACTTAAACGGAAGGGAATAAAGGGCCGGTGTATCTTGCCGGTAACCGGCCCACACCCTTTTCAAATTGAATACTGAAAGGAATTTTATAAAATGACATATTTATTAAAAAATCCACGCGGAATTATTGTCGAAGTAGACGATAAAGAGGAATTTAAGGCGTGTTTAAGGAAGCCCGGATTCGACGTATTGTCACCGGACGAAACGACTGCTTACAATCTTCGACGCGACGTTCAGGTAGGTAAATCGGTAGGGGGTATTGATATTCAATTCGCCGCGCCACCGCCTCACAATGACGGGTACGGGCAATCCTACAAATTTTTAGAGGACGCTTTATTACCCTTCGGAGTTAGGTTAAATCACGACTACGAAGGACAACAAGTCGGCCTTGCCTACGGTTATCCGGAATCATTGAATCGACTTAAAACCCCGACAAAGATTCTTTTTACAATGTTTGAATCGACGAAACTACCGCAAGACTGGGACGTTGATTTAGCAAAAGCCGATCTTATTTTAGTTCCGTCTACTTTCTGTCAAAAAACGTTTAAGGACGCCGGATATGATTCGCTTGTCGTTCCGTTAGGTTACGATCACAATACGTTTAAGTACGAAGAAAAAGACCCCGATAAAGAACCGTTTATTTTTCTTCACTATGACGCGTTTAATCAACGTAAGGGGTGGGACTTGGTTTTTAAGGCGTTTAACGAAGAATTTAGAAGCGAAAATGCCCGTCTTATTCTCAAAACAACTAAGGTTTCCGGTTACCCATTCCCCATTCTGAAAAGTCAATATCCACAAATCGACGTCATTAAGGAATCGTACCGTCCGAACGAAATGGCAGAATTACTACATAAATCCGATTGTTTTGTTCTTCCTTCACGGGGCGAAGGCTTTGGAATACCGCCGTTAGAGGCACTAGCAACCGGTACACCGGTTATTATTCCTAACGCCCACGGATTCAGTGAATACTTTACGAACAAATACTTCTTAGGGATCGAGGTAGAAGGGCTAGTTCCGGCGCTGTACGAACGCTACAAGGGCGTTGACACAGGGAAAATGGTAGAACCCAGTGTTGAATCGCTTAAAAAGCAAATGCGCTTTGCTTACGAACATAGGTCATATACTTACGAAACAGCAAAACAGGGCGCGGCGTGGGTATCAGGCAATTACACTTATGACAAGACAGCCGAAAAATTGTCGGTAATTCTCAAAGATTTTAAGGGTAGTCCGAATCGTCCCGTTAAAGTCGAAGACGTCAAAACAAAAGAAATTTATCAGTCAATCATTATTTTAACCTACAATGCGCTTTCTTATACGAAAAAATGTTTTGCTTCGATTGTCGATAATACCCCGAACAATTACGAAATTATATTCGTCGACAATGCTTCAAGCGACGATACGCAAAAATGGTTAAAAGACATTGAAGCGCAAAAGTACGATTTTCCGTTGACAGTTATTTATAACAAGGAAAATAAAGGGGTCGCCGGCGGAAGAAATCAGGCATTAAAGATAGCGCGGGGCGAAATAGTCACCTTCTTAGACAACGATACAGAAGTTTCCGAAGGGTGGCAGGATATTATTTTTGAAGAATTTAAGACTGATACGGTGGGCGTAGTCGGTAAAGGCGGTCAGTTAGTACCGTTCCTAAAACCGGTTAAGTTTCTTGATCCGGCGGCAATCGAAGGACGTAGTGTTTGCGATGTCGTACCGGGATTTTGTTTATCGTTCAGAAGGGCGTTAATTTATTTAGTCGGGGCGCAATATGAAGGATTGCCGAATCCCCTTTTTTGGCACGAAGATTTAGACTTCTGTTTACGGATTCAGTTAGCCGGCTTTCAGGTTATAGGGAATGAAAATATCAAGGTTAAGCATTACGGCCATAAATCAATCGGGGAAAATGTCAGTAACGAAGAATCGGTTAAATTAACAAAAGGTTACTACGAAAATGCCGCCGCAATTCAGGATCGAATGGCAGGGAAGAACATTTTGTATATTTATAGGAACTTTAGCGGTTTTGACGCCGCCGCTTCCTACGATCGTGTCGCAAGAGGGCTTGTACGGTCACTACGCGAACTAGGATTCGTTGTTATCTTCAAGCCGTCCATTTCCACAGGGCCGGCCGCTTTTAACCTATGTAAGGGTTTTGATATGCTTTACGAAGGCAAGCGCTTAATATGGTTACATCAGGAAAACGATCGATGTCCGAAAGACTGGCGCGATCCTATGCGTCACGTCGATTATGCGTTAGCGGCTTCGCCTCACCTTTTGGACGTTTGCAAAGAAGAACCCTATTTTGACAAATTGATAAATCAATCGCCGGACGGAGTATCGGATTTTCTTTATAACTTCAATGTAAAGCCGGTTGATCTATTCCCCGGAAAGTTTAAGTTCCTTATGGTGGGCGCGACACAGCCGAGAAAAAATACCAATAATTTAATTAAGTGGTATTCAGAAACTTTTACGAACAAAGACAATGTAGTTTTGATTATCAAGGATATAGGGTACGGTCAAAGGGCTGTTACACAAGCCGTAATTGAAAAAACTAAAAAAGAAGTGAAGAATTGTCCGCAGATTGAATACATTTTTGAGGATTGGTCTTCCGAATACTTGGCGAGTGTTTACAAAGGCACAGCAGAAAACGGTGTCTATATTCATCCTCACCGCGCCGAATGTTTTGGACTTCCACAGATTGAAGCGATCGCTTGCGGTCTTAGAGTAGGTACGACAGGGTGGGGCGGCCCGAAATACAATCTTAAAGGGATTCCGGGCGTTACCTTTTTCGGCTACGAAATGAAACCGTCACCTTTCCACAATCACGAAGGCGAACCGTACTACGCAAAAGATGAATTCCCGGAGTGGGCCGAACCGAACGAAATCGAGGTTAAAAAGTTTATGATCGATATTCAAAAGGAAAGTTACAGCAAGACAACGGCAAAAAAAGCTAGTAGAATGATATTAGACAGATTCGCTTATCCAAATGTGGCAGAAAAGATAAAGGGGGTGTTACAATGTACGATCAAATAAAAAAAGAGATTTACGAAAAGTTGTTAGAAAACAAAGATAAGTCAACGGCGTTGTTTTGGTCGGGTGGGCCATATTCTTCGTTAGTTTGGTTCGTCGCCTACGTCGATCTTAATTTACGATTTCCGATTATATTCGTAGATACAGGGGATTTACCCCCGACGTTGTACGCGCATATTGCAAAAATACGCAACTTGTATAAACTGGATTTAACTATTATTTCCGGATCACTGAAAGACATTATCGAAGCACACAAAAACAGATATGAAATTCTTTATTCCGGAAAACCGTTAGAAGGCACAACGACAATTATTCCGGAAGGGCCGGAAACGTGGAATTACATAAAGTCGTTGAATATGCCCTTTTTCGGGCCGGCGAGAAAATTAGTATTAAGCTAACTTATGCGTATCTTTAATTTAGAACAACCGTTAATTTATAATTATTTCCGATCCGGATTCTATTCGTTTATTTCAAGGGACACCGGATTACTTCAAAAGATAACTGATAGGGCCGGTGTATGTTTGAAAGTGTTTTTTAATCCCCTAATTGGTGATATTGCCGATTATAACTGGGGACACCCGTTCCTAGTCGAATCAAACAGAATGTCGCCACGGTCAGAAAGAACGCGATTGATTGACGCAGTGATAATACAGAATTTATGCGCGTGGCACGGTTTAGCGCCTAGAGTATATGAAATCGTCGGTCTTTTGTGGGAAGGAAAGATTTATCCGGCGTTAATTGTCGATGATTTAGGGGAAGCGTCGGATATGGTCGAATGGAACGATCGGGTTAAGGTTATGGAAGCAATCAAAAAGATCGGTAAAAAATACGGATTTTCGACTGAATATGAAGACTTAGGACAAGCAAGAAATTTTATTAAAAATAAATTCGTTGATTTTCAGGGGTTTAAGTTAGACGCAGACTATCGCGATAAACTGATTAAAAGATACCGCGATCAGGCGAAATGGGCGGAAAACACCTATCAGACAGTTCCGGAATTAGGCATAGGCGGGTATCGGGATAACGAACGTAGGTTAGAGTTAATGGAACTCAATAAACTTGATTTCACCGGGAAGTCGGTTCTTGATATAGGGTGTTCGGGTGGCTTCTATTGCCGGTATGCAAAAACAAGGGGCGCTAGCCGCGTTATGGGGGTCGACCTTGCGCCCGTGGCAGACGCCGCGTTTGAAATAAGCAATTACTTAGGCTTTCACGACATAGATTTTGTCCCTATGACGTTAGAAAAGGGGCTAGATTATAATTTCGGTTTTTCTTATGACATCGTGTTTTATCTATCAGTTTTTCGATATTTTGAGTATGCCCCATTCTTGAAAAAAGCAAAAATGGTTATTTACGAACATAATGGCGATATTACAGAAGAAGAAGCGATTAAATTGTTCAGTCAAGATTTTCCGAAGCACTGGGAAGTAGCAATTACAGGGCGCGATACCGGATCAAACGACGATCGAAGAACACTTATTTTTTCGAAAGAATAAATTATGGACGCTAAAGCAATTTTTCAGGAAGTAAATAAAATAGAAGGGTGGTTTACCGAATACGAATGTCTAGCACTTAGGCCGTATGTTCAATCTATTCGAAAAGACGGCTTACTTGTTGAACTGGGGACGTATCACGGAAGATCAACGTTATTTTATCGATTGACAAATCCCGACATACGAATTTTAACGATCGATGTTTGCAAGCAATATAACGTAGCACAAACAATACCGAAGCAAATCGACCCCAGTGTTTTAATGGTGGGAAACATATTTCAAGTTCCGGGCGACAGTCAGGAAGTGGTTAAGTTATTCCGGTGGCCGATAGATTTCCTTTTTATCGACACAAGGCATACATACATAGACACGCTTGATACGTTAATGGAATGGTCGAGATTCGTTAAACCGGGCGGATATATCGCCCTACACGATTACACGACTGGATTCCCCGGAGTAGGTCAGGCAATCGAAGAATTTATCAAAAGCAATCCGAAATATAGTAAAATAGACTTAAAACTGGGTATAGGTTTATTAAAAAACAATGAAACAAGTAGCTAAAGTAAAAATCAGCGATATTAAATACGAAAATAAAGTTTTTCTTGTCGGCGTTGAAGTGGAAGCCGAAGGATATACATTCCACAAGGCATATAGGATAGTTCCAGAAAACGGGCCGATTGACATTAAGTCCTTTAAGGAAAACGTCAGAAAAGATATAATAGAAGAAGTGAGGATCAGAAAAGCTATTGAGCCGATTGAAACGCTAAAAACAAAAGATTTCACTATCGAATATGGCGATGATAAAAAAACAGATAACAGCTAAAATTAAAAACGCCCGGATCGATGAAGACGGGCAAGCGCTTATTGAAGTTGAATTTACAACCGGTAAAACGGTATGGTCGAAAAGTTATTCATATTTCACAACGCAAATAATAAAAGAAGCCGACTTAAAGGCCCGAATTAAAGCGGATATAGACAAGGATTTACAATCAAAAGATCAATTAAAAGAGATTGAACCATTGATCGGAAAGCCCTTTACGTTTGATTTATAAAAGGTACTTGACAAAAGGTTTTTGTTTAATGTTATAATAAAAATATAAGAGGTCTTGACAATCGAATAGAATAATAGCTAAACTAAATTAGGTATAAAATTATGGCAACGTATACTTGGTATTTACAGGGCGCAAGTCCTACAACAATCGAAGCGACAGATATTATTCAATTCGCGGGTGGTACTTTTGATTCCGCGATCACCGTAGGCGAATATAATTCCTCAACCCACGTCGAAAGTTCAGTTGGCGCAGACGATTCTTCCGCAAATACACCTAAAAATTCTAAATTTATTTCACAATCAGGCGGAACGGGTGGCGATTCACAAGTTGATATAGGTGGGGGTACAGTTGATCTTGATACTATCGCTACGGGTGATTGTCCGCTTAAAATTAACTTCGCAGACGCCGCTTCCGTTACAGTTACCGAACATATCCTTTATGCGTATGACGGTTCTACAGTGACCGATCCACCTACAGGCGTTACGTTTGTAGCCGCAGAGCAAGGGGACGCAAACTGGACGGCCGCAGAAGGTCAGGCTTCACCGGTGACAGTAGCCGACGATACCGCCGCGACTTCCCACGATTTCTTCTTCCTTATTTCGGTAAGTCCGGATTCAGTAGGTGAAAAAACAGCGTTCAAATTACGGGATGAATTGACATATAGTTAATTTTTATACACAATAAATATATGATAGCTAATAAAAAATACACAGCAATAGAAATTTTAACCGAAGCCGGTATTGAAAAACCGGAAGAAAAAATCGGTAAAATGCGCGTAAGAATTGGTGGAATTGCCGGTATTGTTAAACCGGGTCATATTATCAGAATTCCCGCCGGTACTAAAGAAGTTTCCGTAATTGTCGGTCAAGAAACCGCGACGATCCCGGTCGGTGACGACAGCGAGGACGCCGCAGTTAGCGAGGGCGCACAAAAGGCCATTGAGGCCAAAGGCGCAGAAGCAACCGAGAACGCGGAAGCGATCGCTAAAGCGAAAGCACAAGCGAAGAAACCGGTAAAGTAACAAGTTAATAGGTGAGGCCCTTAACGGGGACTTATTGTAGTTTAGAAAGAGGCCATATATGGACTTAACGCATAATGTATTATTTCAGGTTTCACTATCTAACGGCGAAACTTTTTTTGAGGATAAAGGGCAATTTATTACAATCCCCGGTGAATTATCCCCGTGGCAACGCTTAATCAACTACATCACAGAAAAAAAACTTCTTATTACTTCCCTATCACTTTATACAAAAGACGGCCGGACGTTTAATTTACCTTCTTCCGGTAAAAACCCTAAGTTTCGGCCCTTTCAGGTGGCAGAAAAGCCCATTGATTACAATTATTGTCACTACATAGCCCGTGAACACGAAATCGTCGATAAGAAGATCGTAGGGACTGTTGCTTCCGATTGGTTCGCGATGATTGAGGCAATTTATCCGGATTATAGACTTCAAGTATGGGTTGACGAAAAAAATACGAAAAATTCGTGGGTTTTGGTGGTTAAAATATGAAAATTCTTTTCTGTCCGAAATGTCATCAACGAGTACAAATCCCCAGTTTCTTTGATAAGATAAACATTAAAGGAAACGCAAGAATAAAAATTAAATGCGGACATTGTAAGAAAGGGGAAGTAACCATAAATGGCTAAATACTGGATCGGCGGGCCGGGCGATTGGTCGGATTTAAGTCACTGGAGTTTATCATCCGGTGGCGACGCCATTTCTTCTTTGGGTTCGGAATTAGTAACAAACGGAGAATTTACCGGAAATGCCGACGGTTGGACGTTAGAAACAGGGTGGGCGTATGACACAAATAAATTAACCTACACACCCGGCGCTTATCAAGACAAAAAGTTTTATCGTGACGTTACCGTTGAATTAGGAAAAAGATACAGATTTTCAATGAACGTTACGGGTGGTACTGCCGGTAACGTAACAATCGGCACAGGGCCGGCCGACGGTGAATTTGATAGTAATTCAGACCCGTTTGATTTTAATAGTGGTGTTGTTACGTGGGACAAAACTTGTGATGATTTAGAGAATTTTACCGAAATGATAATAATGGCGTCAATCGATTTTGACGGTAGCATTGACGACGTTTCATTGAAAGAAATTCCTATTCCTTCCCCTTCCGATGACGTTCACATAGATTCTAATTCAGGGTTTGGTAGTGGCGGAACTTTGAACGTTGATATAACAGCATACGCTAAAGATTTTATATGCGAAACAGGCGACACGTTTACTTTTAGCGACGGGGGTAATTGGAACTCTTTGGTTATAAGCGGTGATCTTCAATTAGAATCTACTATGACGTTTGATATAGCGGGTGGAATATATCTAAACGGAAGCGCTACGGGAAATACAATCGATACGGACGGTATTGTTCTTCCTTGTGGTATTGAAAACTATTCTGCTACTGGTGAATGGAAATTAGTAAGCGATCTTGAAGCCGACGGCTTAGTTATAATGAACGGAACGTTTGACGCGAACGATTATGATGTCAAATGCGATTCCTATTATTTTTCAGCCTCTACAGGATATACACCGCATATTAAAATGGGTAGTGGAACGTGGGAAGTGACGGGAAAAGACGTTAATAGTCCTTCGTGGTATGTAAGTCAGCAAGACGGTGAGGTTGTTGATATTGACGCAGAAACTTCAACGATTAAATACAATAACACGGGTGAAGGAGTTGCAACGGCGGAACTAGAAGACGGCGGCGAGGGGTGGCAAGTAGACGATTATTTCTATCTTGACGCCGGAAATGGTGAATGTTGGGGATATGTAACGGAAGTAGACGAATTCGGGGCGGTTGTTGCTTTTGCAATAGATAGCCCCGGAAGTGGTTATTCCGTAGCAAATAACGTTTCTTGTGTCGCTAACGGTGGTAGCGGGACGGGGTTAATTGTTAATGTTCTTACACTAACCGTAACTACTAAAACTTTTTATTTTAGAGATAGCGCGGGAACGGAAGCGGGAAAAACATATTACAATTTATGGTTAACAGGAACGACAACGGGCGCTTTTATCATCAAAGGATCAAATACTTTTAATGAATTAAAGATCGATGCGGGGAAAAAGGTAAATTACGAGGCAGGAAAAACACAAACGGTTTCTTCATTTCCGAATAAAGGAACTTCGGGGAATTTAATAACTATTAATAGGGATATTTTTGTTAAAGGAAGTCAAGAAAGTGATATAACAATTTTTGGTGACGAAATGTTTGGCGCTTCTTTTGAAGGAAACGGTGAAACACTAGGAAAAATTATCGCTCACTTTAATAGGTATCATACGGGGTTATCGGGGTTATTTTATGTCAAAATTTATGCACACACAGGAACGTATGGCGTTGACGGATTGCCAACCGGAAGCGTTTTAGCAACTTCCGACGGAGTAGACCCGAACGATGTTCACGAAGTTACTGATCCAAATTCTGATAGTGAATTCTTTTCCGCAGAAGGAGTTTCGGAAATAACTTTAACTTTTTCCGGCGCAAATCAAATTGTTTTAGGGAATGGTACAAAATATGTAGCGGTATTTTATTATCCTAGTGGATTAAGTTATTCAAATATCCGTAATGGACTTACAAAAACTAGAATTTTAGGCAATCATTGTGTGTCTTATGACGGTGGAAGTACGTGGAGTATCGGAAATTATGATTATTTCGGCGACGCGATTTTTGGGGTCTATGATACGTCAGACGGCTTTATAAGCGGAAATATAGAGGCACAGGGTATTCTTTCTAAATCTTCCGGAATAGTAGAAAGCGATTATTTAGATTTAAGTTATTCTAAAGCGGAAGGCGGGGCAGATTGGTACGCCGGTTCTCATTCCGTAGATACTCTAAATAATGACGGGTGGTTATTCGAAAATCCGCCGCAATCTTCCGAACGATCGGCAAAGACGGCCGGAAAGTTAACTTCAAATAGTGAACGTGACGTTAAAACCACCGGTAAAGATTCCACCAATAGTGAAAGATCAACGAAGGTAACCGGAAAAGAAACTTCAAATGATGAACGCGACGCAAAAACAACAGGACAGATTATCGTCAATTCTGAACGATCCGCAGTGACTACGGGTATAGCGACTACAAATTCCGAAAGGGATTCCAAAGTCACAGGAAAAGATAGTAGTAACGACGAACGATCCGCAACGGTGACGGGTAAAGCGGCCGGAAATTCTGAAAGAAGTGGTAAGGTTACTGGTGTTGATACTGATTCAGACGAAAGGAATGTTAAAGTTACAGGAAAAACTACCACAAATTCAGAACGCGACCTTAAAACTTTAGGCAAAGATTCGGCAAATTCCGAACGATCAGTAAAAGCAATCGGGAAAGACACTTCTTCAAGTGAAAGAAATGCTAAAACTTCCGGAACGAACGTACAAACTTCTGAACGATTGGTTAAGGTAACCGGTATTGATACTACAAACGACGAACGATCCGTCAAAACCACAGGGAAAGATACCGAAGCAAGCGAACGATCGTCTAAGGTGACAGGGAAGGAAACAAGCAATTCGGAACGCGATGTAAAGGTAACTGGAAAAGATACTGCTAATAGTGAACGAAGCGGAAAATCCACAGGAAAAGATAGTTCTACGAGTGAAAGATCGGCAACGCTTCAAGGAAAGGCTGTAGGATCGTCGGAAAGGTCGGTAAAAACACACGGGCAGTCAACTACACTTTCCGAACGACAAATCAAGGTACAGGGGCAATCTAGCGCCTTTAATGAGGTATCAGCAAAGACTACCGGAAAATTAGGTACTTTTGACGAAAAATCAGCTAAAACCACCGGTAAGGACACGGCGGCAAGTGAAAAATCGGTAAAAGTTACCGGAAAATCGGCGGCAAATTCCGAAAGACCGGCAAAGATTCACGGTAAAAATACAGCAGTAAATGAAAGGGAATTAAAAACCCACGGGAAAGCGGCGACTTCAACAGAACGACAAGTAAAACTTACCGGTAATAGTAGCGCCGATTCAAATAGAGCCGGAAAAGTCCGGGGAAAAGATACCGCGACTTCTGAACGATCGTCAAGAACTCACGGCGTCGATATTAGCAATTCACAGCGAAGCGCCAAAACAACGGGAAAACTAGAATCGAGTTCAGAACGTGGCGCTAAAGTAGTCGGTACTGGGAAATGGTATATTCCCGCGCCTATCGATATGTCGGACGAAAATAAGCCCGACTGGAAAGAAGCCGACCCGAAAGATTGGCACAGACACTATTGATTTATTAAAAATATGCTATACTAAATTAGTCAGTGCTAAAATAGTATAGAATTCATATAAAGGATTAAAATTATGGGTATAAGTTCAGGACAACCAACAAGTCGAAGGGGATATTTAAGTCAGGACGAATTAAAACAATTCGCCAATATCACCATTAAAGACGCTACAGAAGCGGACGACGTTATTTCACAAGCAGAAGAAATTATTGACGCATATTGTCGTCGGGCCGAATCTTTTATCAAGGGGCAATTTCAGGGTGTCGCTACAGGCGGAAACGCAGGAAAAACTACATTGATCGATACTTCCGGGGATTCTTATTTCAATTACGATAATGGTTATTATATCGGTTGTGAAGTTGAAATCGTGGGCGGAACGAACGTCGGTGAGCGCCGAAGAATATCCGGATATGACAAAGACACAAAAACGATCACCGTCGCCGACGCTTTTACATCGCAAATCGATACAACTTCCGTGTATGTAATTCGACAATTAGGATTATTCCCACGCTACAAAGACGTCTTTCACCTTGATAGCGTTTACTATAAAAGAGTTCCCGAAGCAATTAAACGCGCAACGGCCGCACAGGTTGAATACATAATCGAAAAAGGCGATCCGTTCTTTAAGGGCGGCGCAGATTTTCAGTCAGAATCGATCGACGATTATTCATACAATCGCGGCGAAGGTTCGACCGGTTTAGCGGCTATGATCGCCCCTAAAGCCCGACAATTTTTGTCAGGGTTTATCAACAGAATAGGCGAACTGAAAGCCGATAATCCGACGAACCTATGAAACATTTTTTTAACGACGCTTTAACAATCTATAATGAAACTACTAAAGACGAATACGGGCGGGAATCGTGGGGCGCGGGTGTTGCAGTAAACGGGCGATTCGTCGAATCTTCTCATACATTACGAAACGCTAAAGGTGAAGTAATTACAGCCGACGCGTTAGCACACTTACCCGACGATACGACAATTAACATAGGCAGTAAAGTTGTTTTTAACGGAAGTAATTATCGTGTTATTAAAATTGATTCGCCGAAAGATATTTCAAGTGTCCGATTCTTAAAGGTTTATTTAGAGGTTTATATTTAATATGGCAAAAGATAAATTTTTAACAGTCAAGTTTGACGCAAGCGATTTTCTAAAAGTGATCGACAGGATAGCGACAAAAGTCGATTCTATCAGTATGCGCGCGCTTATGGAAATGGGCGATAGCTTGCTTAATTTATCCAATAAGGAAGTTCCGCACGATGAAGGAACGTTACAATCAACCGGAATTGTTGATCCGGATATGCCTAGACAAATGGTAACAGTTGGGTATCATACGCCGTATGCGGCCCGACTTCACGAACACCCGGAATATCGATTTCAAAAGGGAAGAAAAGGAAAGTATTTAGAAGACCCGTTAAAACACAATTTATCGCGGTGGTTAACGGTGTATGCTAAAGAAATAGGGGCTTTACTATGATTATCGATGATATAGCAAATTACATTATAGATAACGGAATCAGCCTAGTTTTAGGTACGAATTTCTTTAAGGGGTATCTTCCGGACGACCCCGACGCTTGTGTTGCAATTTTTGATACCGGCGGCGCAGAACCGGATAAAGATTTACCGACCGGCGATCCGACGTTTCAAATTTTAGTTAGGGGTTCAAGTTACGCAACAGCCCACGCGTTAATGCAGTCGATCGCGACACTTTTACATCAAAAAAGAAATTTAACAATCGAATCGACGTATTATTATTTTATTTATCTTATGGGTGAACCCGGATCGATTGGCAGGGATTCGAAAAATAGGGACGAATTCAGTGTTAATTTTCATTGTAAAATAAGAAGGTAATATGATTACAAAAAACGGAAAACCATATCGCGAATTTAGGTGTTCTAACTGTCGGAAACTTCTCGCGCTAGAATATATTTTTGCGGGAAGAATGTCGATAAAATGCGAATGTGGGACAGTAAACGACATTGAAATCAAGTCAGCAAAAGGTATACTATTAAGTGAAGGTGGTATTAAACCCACCGAATTTTCTCAATCGAAAGGGGGTGAATAAAAAGGTATGGCCGATATAGATAATGTTAAATTAGGGCCTTGTAGCGTCAAGTTTAATAACGTTGACGTGGGACACACTAAAGGCGGCGTTACTGTTTCTTATGAAGCAGAATATCACGACATCACAGTCGATAAATACGGAAACACCGTAGCCGAAAAGGTACTTTTAGGCGAAAGTCTTAAAGTTACCGTTCCTCTAGCGGAAAATACAATCGCTAATATGGAAATCGCAATTCCCGCCGGTACAGACGTAGGGACTGGGGATCGCGTAACGATCGGAAAAGACGCGGGGCTAAGAATGGCGCAGTACGCCAAAGAATTAGTCCTTCATCCGTTAGCAAATATAGCGGGTGATCTCACCGAAGACGTGGTTTTGCATAAAGCGCTTGTAGCCGAGGCTATCGAGTGGAAGTATGCGGCAGACGGCGAAAGAATGGCCGAAGTCGTATTCCACGCTTTACTGGACGAATCAAAATCCGACGGCAATCGCTTAGGATTTATTGGCGACAGTACGGCATAACATTATTGACAATCGAGGTCTTATAGACCCGTCAATATATGCAAACACAAACAGAAGTAAAATTAGACAATGATTCCTATTTCATTAAGAAAATGCCACTTCGCAAGTATGCGGCTTTTTTGGAAGTTTTAGACGAACTACCACAAGAAGTAAAAAAGGTATTTTCTAGCGCAGACACTTCGAGTAACGATCAGTTCTTCAATAGTATTTTTAGCGTCCTATCTAAGTCTTTCCCGCAAGTCGTCAAGTTGCTTTCAGTAGCGACAGACGTTCCGGAAGAAAAACTTATGGACGAATACGGACTATTGGAAGCGGCAATCTTGTTAAAGGCAGTATTCGAAGTAAACGATTTTTTAGCAGTAAAAAACGCCCTAGTCGCGGCGTTCAAAGGAATAAAAACGCAAGCGACCGCGACCGCAAAGGACGCAAAAACTGGTTAATAGTCGTTATCGACGTTTTAGCGAATCAATACGGGTGGACGAAGGATTATATTTTAGATTTCGTCTACCCGGACGAGGCGGTTGAATTAAGCCGTTTAATAAAGAACAGGATCGCGAAAGATAACTTAATGTCTTTATTTATTAGTCAAAATGCGTGGGCGAAAGACCCGAAAGTATTAGTAAACGAATTAGAATCGCGTATAGACGAAGAAGTGGAATTAGGCGATGAAGAACCCGATCACGCCGCTTTAACCCGCCTTAAAGGAAAATTAGGCGGCAGTAAGCAATTTAGGGTAAAATAAAGATATATGGCTTTAACAGTAGGTAGCGTAGTAGCAGAATTTAAGTCCGATTTATCCGATTTCAAAAAAGGACTTATGGACGTGAAAGCCGAGGTTAATAATTTCGGCGATCAAGTTCAAAATGTCGGTAGAACCGCGATGAAAGTAGGCGGTGTTATGTCTTTGGCTTTAACACTTCCTATAGTCGGTTTAGGGTCAGCCGCCGCAAAAGCCGCTTCGGACTTCGAACAATCACAAGTAGCTTTCGCGACAATGTTAGGCAGTGAAGAAAAAGCCGTAAAAATGTTAAACGATATTACGGCTATGGCTATGAAGACGCCGTTTCAAATTAAAGACGTTGAAACAGGCGCAAAACAGCTTCTAGCATACGGAGTTTCCGCCGATGATGTTTTAAGTAGATTGTCAATGCTAGGTGATATTGCTTCCGGTGTCGGTATGGATAAACTACCGAATCTTATTCTTGCTTTCGGTCAGGTCAGCGCCGCGACACGACTTACAGGAATGGAACTTCGACAATTTACAGAAGCCGGCGTTCCTATGCTTGATACCTTGTCAAAAAATCTTAAAAAACCGGTATCAGAAATTCAACAAATGGTAAGTGAAGGAAAGATCAAATTTAAGGACGTTGAAGACGCCCTACGAAGTCTTACCGGTGAGGGTGGCAGATTTCAGGACTTAATGCAGAAGCAAAGCAAAACTACCGCCGGACAAATTTCAAATTTGCAGGATAACGTCACAAAGTTAGCCCGTGCTTTTGGTAAAGAATTATTGCCGACAATCAATCAGGTCGTTACTTTCCTAAACAATATGCTAACGGCGTTTCAAAAACTCGATCCGGGGACAAGAAAAACCATAGTGACTGTTTTAGCGGTTGTCGCCGCTTTAGGGCCGGTAATTCTTATTATTGGATCACTGATAAACGCAATCGGACTTATTATCGGGGCAATTTCCGCCGCAGGGCCGGTATTAGCGGGGCTTGGCGCGGCAATCGGGGCAGTATCGCTTCCCGTACTTGCTGTTATCGCGGGAATAGCGGCCTTAATTGCGATCGGTTATTTATTATGGCAAAACTGGGATATGATTTCGGTAAAAGCGACTGAATTGTTTAATACCATTTCTACCGCAGTTTCGAATTTTTACAATACCTATATTATGCCAATTTTTACCGCAATCGGCGCGGCGTTTACGTGGCTTTATGAAGTGGCAATAAAACCGATGATCGATAACATTGTTTCGTATTTCCAATTATGGGCGAGCGTTATTACGTGGGTTTGGGAAAATATGATTTATCCGATTCTTTACCTTATGGAAGCGGTTTTCCTCTATGTTTTTGACGCAATTTATACGTGGATTCACGATAGGCTACAACAGGCATACGATTTTATCGTCTTTATTTTTACTACGCTTTGGGCTTGGATTCAGCCGTATTTAATGGCGCTAGCCGCTTTCTTAGCGCAAGTCTGGAATACAATTCTAGCCGTCGTTAAGCAAATATGGGGATTTATCCGAGATTCAATTATAGCGCCGATAATAGCGGCAAAAGATAAGGTTGTCGAGGTCGTCACCGGAATTTACAATTCCCTTGTTGAAAAGTTTAATGCGGCCCTAACGTTTGTTCGCGATGTATGGGGAAAAATAAAAGACGCGATTGTTAAACCTTTCGAAGAAGCAAAGGCGGCCGTTGAAAGAATCGCACAGCAAATTAAAGAAGCGGCAGATAAAATTAACCCGTTCCATAGGGAAAGTCCTTCCCTTGTTGATAATGTACGGGCGGGGGTAAAAGCGATCGAAGACGCTTATGCAGGGCTTGGAATGAACCTTAACGGGCCTTCTATCGCACAGGCCGGTATCGGTGTAGGAAACGGCGGAAACATTGTAAATATCAGCTTAGCGGGCGCAAATATAACCGATCCTTCAATCGCCGAAGACTACGCGGAAATTATAGGGGACAAAATCATTGACAAATTGACTAGATCAGTAAGAACCTAAATATGACGTATTCAATCACTATTAACGCCGTCGATAAGACGAACTGTATTGAAAATAAATCGATTCAGATAACGGATGAATCAAATGACAAGCCTTCTTCGCTTACTTGTAAATTTTTCGATCAATCAGGGGCGGGCGATCCGGAACTGGACGATGAAATAATCGTTACAAAAGACGGCGTTCGATTATTCGCCGGGAAAATTGTCAAAGCCGAATATAATCGCTTAGGGGCGAGCGAAGTTATCTTTAATTTAACCGCGACCGATTATACCCGTGATCTTGATAGAAACCTAGTCGTTGAAGCCTACGAAAATATGACCGATAAGGCAATTATCGAGCATATTGTCGCGAACTATTGTCAGGGGACAGGAATCAGCACGGACAACGTTATTGCCGGTGTTACGATAAATAAGATCGTTTTCAATTACGTTCAGCCCTCACAGTGTTTTAGGAAATTATGCGAACTTACTGGCCGATCGTGGTATCTTGATTACGATAAAGACGTTCATTACTTCCCGCTTACTACAGCAGTCGCGCCTTTTAACATTGATTCGACAACAGGCGATTATTCCGGATTAAAAATAAAAAAAGACAATACAAACGTTCGAAATCGAGTATATGTCAGAGGGTCAACGTATCTATCGGACGCAGTAACCATTTCACAGGTCGCAGACGGTGAACAAACCGTATTTTTGCTTCCTAATAAGCCCCACAATTTTTCGATGAAAGTGGGCGGTGTTACTAAAAGCGTCGGTATTCTGAATATCGATGATCCGGCCGGATATGATTATATGCTTAATTATCAGGAAAAATATGTAGAATCGGCTAACGGAACGCCACCGGCCGCTACTACTGTTATGGAATTCACCTTTCAATACGATATTCCTATTTTGGTCGCAGTTGAAGATAAAGATTCAATCGAAGACATAGGACAATTCGAATTCGCAATTTTTGATACAAACATACAAAACCTAGATGACGCACGATCACGGGCGCAAGCAGAATTAACCGATTATGCAAATGCTATTATCGACGGGTCTTTTGTGACATTAACCGACGGATTTAGGGCGGGACAATACATACATATTGATCTTGCCGATTACGGGATCGACGAAGACTATTTAATTCAACGGGTAAATGCGAAATCGTTAGGTGGCGGTCAATACAGTTATACCGTTTCAATAGCAAACACAAGGAAATTAGGAATAATCCTTTTCTTAATAAAAATGCTAGAAAATGATAAAAACGCGCTTGACCTTGATCCGAACGAGGTCGTAGACGAATTGTTTGAGCCTTCCGGACAAGGGATAGAAATAAGCGATAGTTTGATTAGTGATTCACTTATTGAGCCGCCTTTTAAGTGGGGATCGTTTAAGTGGGGACTGGCGGAATGGTCGTAAGTTAATTATAATAAATTTAGGATATGAATAGTAAAAGCGGAATAAAAATATCGGTAAATGTAATAGGAACTTTACGGGACGCAAAAACCGGAAAGATAACCGGACGCTTCAAAGGCCATAATCTAGCCGTAAACGTCGGGCTTTATTCAATCGCCGCAAGATTGGCGGGTACAGATATTCCGGCAAACACAAAAGGCGCTATAACCTATTGTGCCGTGGGAACGGACAATACGGCGGCGGCGGCCGCACAGACAAAATTAGTGACGGAATTGTTTAGAAAAGCCGTTTCCGTTCGATCTTCAACGTTAGGGGTGGCTAGATTTAGAACCTTCTTTAATACTTCGGAAGCAAATGATACACTATTAGAGTTAGCACTTTTTGGCGACGACGCAACAGCAACAGCCGATTCCGGTACTATGTTTTGTAGGATAGTTATAAACAAATCAAAAACGTCGTCCGAAACGCTTACCCTAGATTGGGAAGTGACAGTAGCGGCGGCCTAAAAATATATGGGAATGTATAGTTCGGATTTAGTAACAGGAAATGACGCAGTTGTAGCAGACGTAAATAATTTAAGAAAAGACGTCAGACTTGCTATTAAAGACCCTCAAACGCTTTCAGACGGGGCGACAATAACGCTTGATCTTTCTACTGGGGCAATTCATAAAGTAACACTTGCGGGAAATCGAACTATTGCTTTTTCTAACCCCGTAGCCGGTCAAAGTTTTATAGTTCTTGTAAAACAGGACGCAACCGGGAATAGAACGTTAGCGTGGCCGACGGTAAAATGGGCCGATACGTCCGTACCTATTCTTTCAACAACCGCTAACCGTGTCGATATATTCGCCCTCTATTACGACGGCACGGATTATTACGGAACGATCGTAGGGCTTAACTATGGGTAAACTTTTACCAGTTTTAGATAATTCTTCGCAGGGGATCGGTGGCGGGTCGAATTCGCTTTCTTTTTCCCATACGATTATCAATAACTTAGGGAAAAATGGTTTAATAGTCGTCGCTTCTTTTGGTAGAGAATCAGACGGACAAACAAATCCGGAAGAAACAGATTCGATTTATTTTAACGGTGTCTTAATGACAAAAATAAGCGACTGTAATCATCAGGAAACGGGCGGATCGCTTTATTACATTAAAGGGACACAAATTCCCGCGCCCGGAACGTACACGGTTACGATTAACTATAGAGGCACGGGAACACCGAATCAAACTAGGGGAATATGCGCTTCTTTCAGGAATGTTAAAGATAAGGTGTTAGAGGCCTACAGTCATCAAGAAGCACAAGACGGCGGCGGTGGAAATAGAAACGTTAGCGTTACCCCTCTTACCTACAGCGCCTTAGTTGTTGCTATGGCCTACGAAAGAACGGATGTCGACTGGACGCAATCTAGCACGCTTACGTTAATTAGGGAAAACAGGGGAAGCCCGAACGAAGGCCGGTTAATGATGTTTTATAAAGTCGTGAGAGTTCCGACGCTTACCACACTACAAATTAGCTATGTAAATCCGGAATCTAACGGAATGGTGATTTCATCACACGAAGCGGCCGACGGTGGCGGCGCGGCGGTTTTTGGGATATTATAAATATATGACAAATGAATTACTATCAAATTTAGCAGAACACGGATTACTAGGAATAATGTTAGTTTTAACTTTGATCGCGCTTTTTTTCTTATACAAAGAAACGAAGGCGGAACGTAACGATCGTTTAACCGATATGAAAGACGTATGGCAAAAAGACCTTGAATATCGCGCAGAACTTAAAAACTTAATTCAATCAATACTAGATTTATTACGGGTGAAAAGTAAATAATATGAATTTTCTAAGAAAATTATTTTTTAATCACGATCGAGAAATGCGAAAAGTCCTTCACGATGAGATAATTGAAGGACGAAATCGCGATATTAAGGATTTACAACGAGTGAATAAAAGGGTTAAGCTATTATTAGCGGAAGGTCATATTGAGATTATTATAAAAAACGTTCGCGGCGTTATTCGCGAAGATTATGGAAAGAAGAAATGATTAACGAAACTGCCCTATTTCTGATTTTACGAATCCTAACGTTAATTCCTAGTCTTATTTTGACAATTCTTCAAGGAAAAATTTTGTGTCAAAAATGGGGAAACAGCAACGGGATGAGGCCGTATCGGATTCTTCTTTTTCTCTTTACACTTGCTTTTGCTTGCGACAATGCAATCGTCGCCTATGGGGATTTTTTGAAACTTTTTTTTAACATCAATCACGGCGACACGTTTAACGACATTACTTATGTTCGATACATCGCCCGGCTTGTTGAATTGACAGCAATCTATTATTTTTATAAACTTATTTACATAAAGGGAAAATGACTAAATCACTGGGAAACGACATTTCGAAATATCAGGGTGACGTAAACTTCGACGTTTATAAAGACAACGCTAACTTCGTAATTGCTAAGGCCACAGAAGGAAATGGGTATACAGACGGTAAATTCTCTAGGAATCAATCAGAAGCGCGTCGTGTAGGTCTTCCCATAGGCTATTATCATTTTGCCCGTCCCGATCTAGGGAATACACCGGAAGCAGAAGCCGCATATTTCCTAAAGGTCGTAGGATCGCCCGTAGAGGGTGAAGTTTACGTTCTTGACTATGAACCCGCTTCAAATCCAAATGACGCCGTGGTGTGGTGTAAAGCGTTTTTAGACTATGTATATGCGACTATCGGGGTCAAACCGCTTATTTATCTAAATCAGTCACAAGCAAAGGGTTTTGATTGGCAACCGGTCATTGACGGCGGATATGGGCTATGGATCGCCGCTTATACTTTTGATCCAAATAATAACGCCGCAGAAATTGGCAAATGGCCCTTCGCCGCTATGCAACAGTGGACGAATAACCAAACAGTACCGGGAATTCCGGTCGTTGCGGACGGAAATGTCTTCTTCGGGGATATTGCGACGTTCAAAAAGTATGGATATAAGAAACCGGTTGAGCCGACACCTACCCCGACACCGACAGACCCGACAGAAGTCGAACAATTAAAAACAGAAATCGAACAATTAAAAGAACAGGTTAAGCAGTCTAACACCGAGAGCGCCACAGCACTAAGTCGAGCAGAAAAGGCCGAAGCAACGGTAAAAACACAGGCCACCGAAATAATCGAAAAAGACAAAAAAATAGAACAAATAAACAAAGGAATCAAACAATTTAAGGAAAGTGTAGAACAAGTTTTCGATTTATACGAAAAACTGGGGGGGTGAATAAAAAATGGCAGACTTTAAGAAAACATTTTCTAAATTCTTAGAATCCAAAGTAGGAAAACTGGTTTTGGAAGCGGCACGGTGGGCCGTTTTGGGGGCAGTATCTATTTTTATCGACAAAGCAATCGAATTAGTACCCGGCGCGAATCTCGACCCTAATTTTTCTTTGTATTTATTAGCGGCGCTTCGATTTATTGACGCGGCACTTCACAAATCAGGGGTAGCAGAAAAAGGACTTACAAGATTCTAAGATCAAAGTAACCCCTTGACAAGTGGTTTTTTATTCCCTATACTGTTAACATAGGTTAATAATAGTACGGTTAAATAAGCAAATTATTTTGCTACTTGACAAAGTAAATGATAATCAACTATAGTTAATCTACATAGAAAGGAATAACATAATATGAATAAGAAAAAAGCTGAACAATCAAAAGCAATAGAGGCTTCACACACACAATATCCGCAAGGTAGCGCCGAATCTTTAATCGCGCAAGCAATCGCAAAAGGTACACCGGTCGCAACAATGGAAAGATTACTTGCTATGCGCCGGGAACTCAAATCCGAATACGCCAAAGAAGCATACGATAGAGATATGGCCGCGTTTCAATCCGAATGTCCGCCAATTCAGAAAACAAAGTCCGTCGAAACAAGAGCCGGGAAAAAGGCTTATTCTTATGCCCCGATCGAGGTCTTAGACGCAGAAACTAAAGACCTACGGAAGAAATACGGATTCAGTTATTCTTCCAATATGTATATCGTCGACAATAATGTAAAAGTGATTCTTAAAGTAACCCACAGGGACGGACATAGCGAATTAAACGAAGTAACCGTTCCGTTAGGAAATAAAACCGACGTGATGAGCAATAGTCAAGTGACTGTCGCGGCGGCTACGTTTGCTAAAAGACACGCGTTCAAAAACGCCTTCGGAATAACAGAAATCGACGAAGACGACGAATCAGTCTTAAAAAAGGGTGACGTTGAAGCGGGGAAACTTCCTAAAGACATAATCGAAAAGATCAATAAAATAGAAACCCACGAAGAATTAGTCAAATTTTGCAAGGAAACGAAAGAGAAACACCCCGACTTTTATAGCGCTTTGCAAGTAGAGTATGGCCGCAGAAAAGACGAAATCACGCAAGTAGTAGAAGGAACTGTCGTCGAAGACGCAGACAAAGCCATTAACGGCGGAAAGGATAAGTAATTATGAAAATTCACAATGTTAAGCAAGGTACGGAAGAATGGTTAAAATTGCGATTAGGAAAATTAACCGCTTCCGACGCACAGGCAATAGCAACAAACGGAAAAGGGTTAGAAACTCTAGCCTTTACGAAAGTCGCGGAAATTATCACCGGTAAAATAAAAGAAGACATTTACACAAACGCAGATATTGAACGCGGTCACGAATTAGAGGCTATGGCCCGTAATTCTTACGAACTTGAAACCGAAAATGTCGTCAAAGAAGTCGGATTTATGGAACTAGACGAATTTACCGGTTGTTCACCGGACGGCGCTATCCTTGAAGAAGGCTTAGTTGAAATCAAATGTCCGAATGACTTAAATTTTGTCCGTTACCTTTACGATCGAAAGATTGATCCGGGCCACAACTGGCAAATGCAATTTCAATTATTCGTTTCCGGTAGGGAATGGGTAGACTACGTTGTCTTTAATGAGAATTTTCCGAAACAGGCAATTATCACAAGGGTAGTTAGAAACGAAACGGAAATAGCAAAACTTAAAGCCGGCGTCGATATGGGTATCGCGCAAATTAAAGCAATTTTAGAAAGGGTAAAAGTATGAAAACGCTATACCGATACGAAATTGACTACAGAAGTGATGATAACGACACTCAAGTAAGATTAAAGGAATTTCCAGTTATTAGAGAAACTGAACACTGTTATTTTATCAACCCGATTTATTACCCACATAAAGAAAAAAGGGTTCTTAAATCAGCGTATAACACTTATGCGTATGACACTAAAGAAAAAGCAAAAGAGCATTTTATACGAAGAACGAACACTAGGATTAAATGGTTCGAATTTTGGATTGAAGAATGTAAAAAGGGGTTAGAACTTATAAAGGAGTTAAAATAATATGGAAAACAAAAATCAGTTAGTAATCGTAGCAGAACAGAACGGCCTACAGCCTTCTAAGATCGATTCTTTAATGCACAGTTTCGCCGCTTATTTCAACGAAGCGAAGAAGTTATCGGAAGAAGCGCGATCGATTGTCGTCACCGACGAAACACAAACCGACGTTATGCTTAAAGCAAGAGAAGCGAGGCTAACGCTTAAAAGTCTTCGGGTTAAGGTAGAAGAAGTAAGGGTAACACTAAAAGAACAGTCCCTACGCGAAGGTAGAGCCATAGACGGGGTTTCTAATCTTATTAAGGCGCTCATTGTCCCAGTTGAAGAACACCTAGAAAAACAGGAAAAATACGCAGAAATCCGGGAACTTGAACGAATACAAAAGCGCTATGAAGACCGGATCGAAAGGCTTACGCCCTACGTTGACGATATTACGCTTTATAATATAAAGGATATGTCCGACGTTGCTTTTGAGAACCTATTTACAGGCTGTAAGAAGACCTACGATGACCGGAAAGCCGCAGAAGCGAAGATAGAGGCCGACCGGATCGCAAAAGAGAAGGCAGACGCAGAAGAAGCGAAGCGAATCCGGGAAGAAAACGAAAAGCTAAAAAAGGAAGCGGAAGAAAAAGAGAAGGCCGCCGCCGAAGAACGTCGATTACAAGAAGAAAAATTAGCGAAAGAACGCAAGGCTAACGAAGAAAAATTAGCCGCCGCGAAAAAAGAAAAAGAAGAAGCCGAAGCAAAATTACGAAAAGAAAAAGAGGCACAGGCAGAAAAGGAACGTAAAGCCCGCGAGGCGGAAGAAGCAAAAAAAGCCGCCGAAGAAGAAGCAAAACGGAAAGCGCTTTTAGCGCCGGATAAAGAGAAACTTTTAGAATGGGCGAATCAGATCGAAACAAAATTAACAGCGCCGGCGGTAGCAAGTCACGAAGCGGCCGAAATAGTCCGGGCGACTGTAGCGTCACTTAATTTAATCGCTTCGAAATTAAGGGAAGGGAGTAAAACTCTATGAACACAATAATCAAAGAATCAATAGATCACTTAATCGATATTCTTAATTCACAGAATCAAAAGATTATCGCTTGTGACGTCGATTTAATTGTTTACAATCGAAAACTTATTATTGTTTCGGACGCCAATTCGACCGCTTATCTTAAAAAGAAAGTTGACGAATTGAAGGCCATAAAGGCCCGCGCCGAAGAAACGGTAGAAGTCATAAACAAGCAAATCGACGAAGAACTTAAAAAAGGAAAGAAAAAAAATACTACAAAAAATTAACTATGGCAAACGACAAAAACGAATTAAACATACGATCAACCGTTCCGTTTCACTTAAAGGACGGCAAAGGGAAGGCGGCAGTAATGTTTGATTTATTTCAAACGTTTAAGTTCTATCCGAAGCAGATTCTTATTCAAAAAGTCGCCGGACAAAATAATCGATTTATCTTGTCGGCCGTTATTGAAGACGAAGTGGCAATAGAAGAATTGTCGAAGAAAGGCGGGGCAAATGGCTAAAGAAGACTTAATCTATCAGGTTAAATCTATGCTGTCGATTTTCCCGGACGCAAGGAATAGTGATATTACCCTAACGATAAAACTATGGGAAAATTTTTACCCCTCAATGATCCATAACAGCGAACGGTTAGGCGAGGTCGTTAGAATCATCGATTTATTCGACTTGCCCCGTGAAGATAATATCAAACGAATCCGGGCTAAAATTCAAAACGAAGAACGATTGTATTTACCGACAGACATTAAAGTCTTCGTTGAACGCGCTAGAGCGTCCGACGAATGGCGAAAATTCTTAGGTTATCGAATACACAAACTTCCAGAAGTTATGACAGACGCCGATATTGAAATGGCGATTGAAGAATACTTATCGACGCCGACACAAACTAAATTACTATGAAAAAAGTTAAATGGCAATATCGACATTATCTTAATAGCAGTAGCTACACGGTCGTAACCAAAATAGGTGATTATTACGGGAAGGTAAAACATACAGTTAGATATTCCGGCCCACAATTAGCAATAGTTCAATTCGTCGGCAATAAAAGCTATTCAAGAGTTCCTTTTAACGAACTTAAATTTATATGAAAACGCTAGACGAAACATATCAGGAATCGCTTAAAAAAATCGAGGAAGCCGGTGTAGTGTCGGAAATAACGAAAGAAATTATCAGGGTAACAGAAGCGCTTAAAAATTCCGAACTTAAAAACTGGTCGCCGGATCAATTAAGCCGTGCTGTTACCACCCTAGCGCTTCTACGTGTCAATCTAGGGGCAGAATTGGCCGACGCCTCGTCATATTACGATTTCGCCTATTTACACCGTAAAATTCGCTATGCTTCGGAATGGAAACCCACAAAAGAACTTCTTAACCGGACAATGGCAAAAGCGACGGTTCAAGATATAGATTCCGCAATTACCGAAAAAATATCGGACGTAATGAGCCGGGAAATAGAAATCAAACACTTAGCGGATAAATTACGGGTGATCTACGATTCAACAGAAACGCTTATTACGGCCCTACAAAGCCGGTTAGGCGTATTGAAACAAGAAAGGATTGAATCAAGACAATGAACATAATACGGGATTTCCCGCCAAACTATAGTGAAATTATTAAAGTCTTTCCGATCGTTCCGACAATCAAGACTATTGTTTTTACCTATGGGGACGCGGTGTATAAGCCTTACAAAAAGGGAACGCTTACGGATCACGTCAAGGTTCACGAAAAGACCCACGAAAAACAACAGGGCAACGATCCGGCGGGGTGGTGGAATAAGTATTTAAGCGATCCTAAGTTCAGGTTAGATCAGGAAGTCGAAGCGTACCGGAATCAATATCGATTTTTTGTGAATAAGAATTATAACTTCAAGGAACGGGCCAAACTTTTAGACGGAATCGCGGGTGACTTAGCAAGCGATATGTACGGCGGCATTATCAGTAAAAATGAAGCTATTGAACTTATAAGAAAAGGGGGTGATTGAATTATGGCTACCTATCCTAGAGTTTATGTCAAGATCAAAACAAAAGCGCGCTTTGCAAGAGCCGCAAAAAAAGAGGGGACAACGCAAGAGAAACTAGGCGATAAAGTCGTCCTAGCGGGTCTTCGAGCGCTTGGGTATTAAATCGCTTTCGGGTTGTTGTCTTCTATGGCAGTTAGAAGACAACCGCGCAGAAAGGGATTTATGTCAAAAAATAAAAAGGGTGTAGAAGAACGACACGTATTCTTTTTTACTTGTTCAAATTGCGGCAAGAATCGCCGGACTTCCCTTCGAAGGGCAAGGGCAAACGGTGGATTGTGCCGAAAATGTCGAATAAATGAAGTAGACAAAAATCAGTTATCTTTAATTGTATGAATAAAAATAAAATTATTCTTGATTTATGCGGTGGGACTGGGGCGTGGTCTAGGCCCTATAAAGAAGCCGGATATACCGTTTACAATATCACACTTCCGGATTACGACGTCCGGGAATCCTACCCTTTTAACGGAATGGCCGACGATTCTTTCGAACATAATCAAGGCCGATTTCCTATGATTCATTTCGGCGGGCCGGATAAATCGCTTAATATAGCAGTAAAAGATATTTACGGAATACTGGCCGCGCCGCCTTGCACAATGTTTAGTTTAGCAAGAACGAGGGCGAAGAAGCCTAGAGATTTCGGCGAAGGTATGGAAATAGTCGAAGCGTGTCTTAATGTAATATGGCACGTCCGCAAGCGAAAGAAAATCGCTTTTTGGGCTATGGAAAATCCGACCGGATATTTAAGACAATTTTTAGGAAAGCCGGCGTTAACGTTTAATCCTTTTGATTTCGGCGATCCCTACCCGAAGCGTACCGATATATGGGGTTATTTTAACGAACCGACGAAGAAACCGGTAAAACCGGTTCTTATTCAAGACAGCGTTAGACATAAAAACTATAGTCTAGTTCACTTTAAGACCGGCGGCAATTCGGAAAAATCGAAAAGATTAAGGGGAATCACGCCGGCAGGTTTTGCAAACGCCTTTTACAAGGCTAATAAATGATATGAAAACTTTACTTTTATCCGTATGTTCAATAATGATTTTTCCCTTTTGTCCGCCGAATATAGCGGTCGCAACACCCGATCCTATTGTGGCAATCGTGAATCAGGTTCGGGCCGATAACGGATGTAAAACCCCGCTTCGTGAAGTCGTTAAATTAAGAAATGCCGCAGAAGAACGGGCGGACGCCATAACGAAAAACTGGTCGCACGCCGGAAACTGGGACACAATCGCGAAGTATTATCAATACAAGACGGCCGGCGAGAACTTGGCGAAGGGATTTAGTAACGATAACGACGTGGTTAATGCGTGGCTACGATCAGAAACCCACCGGAAAGTTATGTTAAACTGTAAGTATACAGAAACAGGAATAGGGCGGGAAGGCAAGTATTACGTTCAGGTATTCGCGAAACCATAGGGGGTGATCTTATGCCGGTACACTTAGGACAGGACGAAAAAGGGTGTTTCGCCCAGTGGGGCGGACAAAAGAAATATCGGTATCAATGCGGCAATTCAGAAGCACGGCAAGCCGCAGTACGAAACGCAAACGCGCAAGCAAAAGCGATTTATTCCAGTGGATATGTTGAAAGAAATTCCGAAAAAACTAAAGAATCTTGATTTTACCGGAATAAGCGATCAAGAAATTTTAGAACACTTTAATTATCGATGTCAGGTTGACGGATCGACGTTTGAAGTAGCGAATCATCACCTAGTTTTCAAAAGTCAAGGTGGAGTTAATGGTCCTCGAATTCCGTTGTGTAATTCGTGTCACGGGCGGTTACATTCCAACGCAGATTTTAGGAAGAAGTGGGAATTGAAGTTGTTTAAGATTGCGGCCGTGTTTTGGGTTCTAAGAAAACAAGGCATAGTATTTTAACTATTGACAAAGTTAACAATAATAAACTATAGTAAATCTAAATAGAATAACATAATATGAAAACGCGCATAATAGAAACTAAATTTTGGAAAGACGCCTACGTTGCGGAATTATCCCCGATAGAAAAATTATTATATCTTTACTTCCTTACCACCGAACGGGTAAACATTATACACTGTTACGAAATTACCGACCGGGAAATTTCTTTTGATACGGGTATTGATACCCCTATCATACGGGTAACAAAAGCGAAATTAGCAAAAGACGGGAAAATTGCCGTTTATAAGGATTTTGTTTGTTTGTTAAATGCCTATAAATACGAAACATATCGAGGCCCACAGAATGAAGAAGCAAAGAAAAAACTCATTATTCAATTAGGGGAAAATGTCGCTAAATGGTATAGGGGTATCTATACCCCCCTAATAGGGACGATAAATAATAAATCAGAAATAATAAATAATAATACAGAAGTAAGAAATAGTCCCGGTTACAAAAAATTCCTAAGACAAAAAGAAAAACTATTAAAAAAACGATGAACACGCAAGACAGGATCGTTTACATCGATAAGAGGTTGAAAGAGATTGAAGACGAAGCTAAAACCGCAACCGAGGGTAAAAAGGCATTTTTAAGGATCGGTTATAAGGCGTTTCTAGCAGAAAGGAAAGCATTACTTACAAAGCGGGAAAATGACGATTTTAGCGGTGGGGGAGTAGTTTTTTGAGGCTAGAGGGGAGAGGGGGCTTAGAGTAGGGGAGAGTAGGGGAGTGTTCGGGAAATACCCGGTAAATACATAAAAACGCCCCTTGACTAACAACAGTAAATCATAGTAGACTAAAGTATATGAACAACGAAGAAAAATACTATACGCGCCGACAAATGGCTAAGATTCTTAGCGTTCATCCTATGACGATCTTCCGGGAAATTCAAAGGGGTAAAATTCGCGCGATCAAAGTCGGTAACGATTACCGGATTTCAGAATCAGCGTTTAACGAATATACGAAAAGTCAGGAAGTTAATCAAGAAGAAGGTAAGGATAAATAATTATGAAAAAATACCTGCCTTACTGTCTATTAAGTCTTTCTGTAGCGGCGATCACGTTTATAGTTTTAATCAGTATTTTTGGTTCAAAAAGCGAAATAATACACCCTTTACAGGATGAAAAAAACAATGTACGATTAAATAAAGAGATAGAATTAAATAAAAATGAAAACGATAGCAATTCAAGAAAACCCATTCCTAGCCCTAGCGCAAAACCCGCTAGCCCTTCAAACCTTCGGGAATCAAATAACCACGTCGTCACGGCGTCATTTTACACAACCGAGTATTGCAAAAGATTTAATCCTTCTTGTCGTACTGCTTCCGGTGATATTTTTACAGACGAAGGTTTTACAGCCGCTTGTAGTTACGATTTCGAACTTGGTACAGAAGTTTTACTTACGAGCGAAACCGGCAGTGTTACGGTTCGTTGCAACGACAGGGGTTCTTTTTCGCAGAAGTACGGTCGAACTTTTGATCTTACGCCGACGGCTTTTTCGCGTCTTGCGCCATTATCAAAAGGCGTTGTCACGCTTACTTATCAGATAATAAAATAAATATATGACAGAATTAAAACAAATCGAAGGTACATACGAAACAAAACAAAAGGATCGAGATTTCGGCGACATTGTAATTAAAACGCGTGTTCGTGGTAAGAAAATCGAAATCCTTGATAATGATTGCGATTGCTTAAAAGTGTTTGTTTTTTCTAGGAAAGACACACCGGAAAATCGAAAATACTGGTTAAAAATTCTTAAAACGATTGAGGCGGCCGTTAAATTAACGCCGAAAATATAATATGGCAGAAACTAAAAAACGCAACTACAAAACACAGGATTTATACGAAGCCGCCGCGATTTACGCAAAGGGCGAAAAAATGATTGGAATAGAAACAGAACGAAAACCCTACACGTTTGTTTTTGAAAACTTTGATGTATGTAGGACGCTTTCTATGGAATATCTTAACAACGAACTTGCCGTACTCGCCAAAGATTTCGGCGACGCGGTTAAGTTACTGAAATCAAGAGTTAACACACTGTAACTATGATTACTAAAGTAATTCACATTAACTATGCCGGGAAAATTGCCAACTTCGAAATTCGTCCGGACACACAAGACGAGTTTATGGCCCGTAACGAAGTTTTTGGAAATTATTATTTTAAGTATGGGAATTTAGAAATTAACGCCGGTGATGTCGTCTTCGATCTTGGCGCAAATGTCGGCGCGTTTACTATTCTTGCCGGAATGTTAGGGGCTAAGAAAATTGTCGCAGTTGAGCCGTTTCCGGAAACAATAAATCTTCTTCGAAGAAACATCGAACAAAACAGCGAATTTTTAAGCGATCCGGTAACCGTTTTTGAAGGCGCAATAATGGGAAAAGCAAACGAACACGCTACCCTATTTTTGAACAACGATCCTTTCGGATCAGGCAGTCATACCCTAACCCCCGACGAACGATATAGTCCCGGACGATCAACGATTGAAGTTGAAGCAAAAACCCTTGATGAGTTAATTGAAATATCCGGTGTCGATCATATTGATTTTCTGAAAGTCGACATAGAGGGCGCAGAATACGAAGTAATCGAAAATTGTACAAAGTTAGATATGATCCGTCAAATGTCTTTCGAATGGCATAGGGGCGCTGTCAATTTTGCGAAGTTCTTGATTTTCCTAAAAGAAAAAGGATTTACCGTCGCGTGGTTCGAGGGTGACGAGAATCGCGGTAAATTGCAAGTGAAAAGAGGATAAAATGGCTATTTATAAACAGATATTTCCGACAAGGTGGCCGCTTCTTGATTTTAGCTTTGAGGTATGGAAATTCCATATCTACGCCGGCTTATTCCGTCCGTCGATTGATTCCATATCGTATGAATACGTTATGGTTTATGTTTCGTGGGGAACGAAAACAATCCTTAATTTTCGGTTGTATGACACAGAACGCCGCGCCGAAGACAGACTATCCCCGTACCTAGAAACGCAAGAGGTGACAGAAGAAAAATTAAAAGCTATACTTAAAATAGTGACCGATGAATTAAAGAAAGTAAAAAAGAGGGGGTGACGAAACTATGCTTAATATCAAAAAAGGCCAAAGACTACAAAACCGATTCAATGGTAAAATCTTCGTAATTGAAAAGTACGAAAGCCGAATCAATCCGGAAACACTACGGGAAGAACATTACTTCCTTCTTGAAAACGGAAAAGAATTCGTTTTGCAAAACTTAGTCAATTTTAAGATATTAGACAAGGACGTAAACTATGGACGACACACCAACGTCGCCGAAACCGGAAGAAGTGAAAACGCCGGAAGTGGTAGTGGAAACACCGCCGCAACCCGAAACGCCAAAGCAACCGGTAGAAGCGCCAAAAGAAAATAATCAGGCCGGCCCGAAGAATATAGCGTGGGATAAGGTCTTACAAGATTACTGTACCGCAGACGAAAAGGGGCGGTATCCTTCTTTACGTGACTTAGCCGCAAAGTATGATATAGGCGAATCTTCAATAATGGAAAAGTCCACAAGGGAAAACTGGGTCATAAAACGTAGCGAAACAATAGCGCAGATAGAGCAACTGGCTATACAGAAACGGGCGAACGATGTCGCAGAAGCAAACAGCGCGCACTTAACAAAGTGGCGAAGACTGCAAAACTTAGCGAACCGATTGTTAAATAGTTTCGAATCCCGGCTTAATGTTTTTGACAATGCGTTAAAAGAACTGGAAGCATTAAAAGATTCGAGCGACGAAGCAGTCATTAAAAAACTAAAAGAAGTTCATCACCCCGGCGCGGCAGAATTAAATATAATCGCGAGTACGCTTAAAGTAGCGATAGAAGGGGAACGAATAGTCTTAGGTTTACCGACTATTGTTAGTAAGTCCGACGTTTCAACATCGGATAAGGTAACTTTACCACCGGAAACGGTAGCGGAAATCGATCGGCTGTTCGCATTAAATCATAATGATAAACAACCCGATCCAATCGTTACTAGCTAATTATGGACAAGATTTCGCGCGTCAATATCTTGTTGAACGGTTTAATAACCCTTTATTTATTGGGGACTTTAAGTTTCTATTCCCGAATCATATCAATTATAGAAGCCCGGCCTTCCACGACGAAATTCTTTCGGCCATTTCTAAGGGTGGTAAGTGGGCTTTCGCCGCGCCGCGTGGCTTCGCTAAATCCACGATCACGAACGTAATAGGGTTATCGTGGGCCGCCTTGACCGGTAAATATCGCTTCATTCTTCTTATTTCCGACACGTATACACAAGCAAAACTTCAATTAGGATCATTAAAAGCGGAACTTGAACAAAATCCGACGATTCATTTTCTTTACGACGGCGTTATGGGCGATCCGTGGGGTGAAGATCGAATTGTCGTCAATAGTGAAAAAGGGCCGGTGATGATTATGGCACTGGGGGCGGGAATGAAAATCCGAGGACTTAAATTCCTACAGTTCAGGCCACAACTAGCCGTTATAGACGACCTAGAGAACCTAGAAATGGTCTACAGCGCAGAACGTAGGGAAAAGTTAGAACGGTGGTTTAATTTTGACTTACAGCCGGGACTTGCCGTTCCGAAGAACATAATTTACATCGGGACGATTCTTCACTACCACGCCCTTTTACAGAAGGTTATTACGAAAGAGGGGAAATATAGTGGGTGGAATACACGACATTATCAGGCATTGACTGGCGATACGTCTTTGTGGCCGGAAGCATACGCCGCCGATTATCTACGGGCGATTCGGGATGATCCAAACTATCCGGATTACGTCGGAAGTCTTGTATTCGCACAAGAGTATCAAAACGAGCCGCAAGACGATCAAGACCGCATTATTAAGTTAGATTGGATCAAGGATTATAACTACATAGCCCGCGTTCGGACGTTTGAGGGCATTTCAGACGTTGAACGGGCGAGTTATTTCCGAAGGACGCTTGAAGTGTACGCCGGCGTTGATCCGGCAATCGGGCAAAAGGAAACAAACGACAATTTTTCTATGTACGTTTTCGGCCTTGATGAAAAGACCGGCGAAGAACTGCAACTAGACTTAATTCACGGGAAGTTTACCATTGACGAGCAAGTTGAAAAGATAGTAAACTGTTGTAAAGAGTGGAAAATAGACGTTTTGTCGATTGAGGCAAACGCTTATCAAGCCGGATTATTTCAGTTAGTACGAAACGCTTTACAAAAGGCCGGACTTACTACTAAAATAAATAAGGTAGTCACTGATAAAGACAAAATTCGAAGGGCAAGAATACACAGCGTAGCGTTTGAGGGTGGATTTATTAAATTAAGAACGGATCACCCGAAATATGCTACAATTAAAAAAGAGTTAGAGGAATTTCCGTTCGGCGAAAATGACGACGCCTTCGACAGCTTAATGTTAGCAAGGGAAGGCAGAGTTAAACCGAGGGCTAGGGCTTTTACAAGTAAGCCCGTAGGAATGTAAATATGAACGAATTAACAGTCAGTCAAATTTACGATAAGATTAAAGACGATACAAGAATCGCCGAATATAAAATCTACGAAGACCTTTTTAACGGCGATCACTTCACCGCATTTTCAATTAAGGCGGAAGAATTTAAGGACAAATACGCAAGACTTCGTTATATTACGTGTAATTTCACCGGTCTAGTTTCTAAGGTTATTGCCGATATGTTATTCGGTGAGCCGGTGGCAATTATCGACAAAGAAAATCAAGATTTTATCAACGCCGTTGTTTTTGAAAACAAACTTGATACGCTTTTCTACGAACATTCAATCGCTAATTCTTATTACGGCGATAATCTTTTTAAGATCAGGGTAGAAAACAACTACGTCAAAATTGAAGACGCTTCCCCTATGCTATATGTCCCCGAACTCGATCCGCATAATGTCAGGGCAAAACCGAAACGGATTCACTTAGTCAGTACCTACACAAAAGGCGACGACAAATATCTTATCGTCGAAACTCACGAACCGCCGTTTGTTCGAATGAGAGTAGCGAAAATTACCAAAGACGGGGTAACACAGATTTCAAACAAAGCCTTCGAAGGAATATCCGGCATTAAATACGCCGATTCCGTCGACACAAAAGTTAATCGTTATTTAGTGATTCACGTTCCAAACTGGAAGACAAGAGGGCATTTCGGCATATCAGATTTCAAAGATATTAAAGAACTGGTTTTTGCTTTGAATAACAGAATGACGAAGACCGACAATATCTTAGACAAACACAGCGATCCTATTCTTGCCGTTCCGTCCGGCGTTTTGGATGAAGAAGGCAAGGTACAGAAAAAGGCCTTTACAATGTTCGAAATGGACGATAAAGGCAACAAGCCGGAATATATCGTATGGAACGCAAATCTTGATAATGCCATAGCAGAAATCGACAAAATTGTTGAATTCTTATTTATGTTTTCTGAAACGTCCCCGGACGCTTTGGGAATGGGTAAAAACGGGATAGCAGAATCCGGAAGGGCCTTAAAAATGCGCTTGCTTCGAACAATCGCAAAAAGGAATCGCAAAAAACTCTACTACGATGAAGCAATTAAAGAATTGATTTTCGTCACCGAATTATTGGTTAAAGCGAACCCTGCATATAAAGTAACCGATGAATTATCAAGTGTCCCCGTTCCAAAACCGCAACCGCCTACGACATCGTGGCAAGACGGGGTAGTCAATGACGAAACGGAACGTGTCGATATTGCAATAAAGAAAATAGACGCCGGAATCCTAAGTAAGAAAAAAGCAGTTATGGAACTCGAAAATGTTGAAGAAGATGAAGCAGATACCATATTAAAAGAAGTCAGTGAAGAAGACAAGGCGGCCGCAGATTTTACAAGTTTCGTCGATAATAAAGGCGGCGACAACCCACCCGACGATAAAGACGACAAGGGTGGAAAAACGAATAAGAATAAAAACGCCGCCGATAAATAACTATGGCTACTAATAAGCCGTTTATCGGCCCGGAAGTAGTTTTTAGCGACAAAAAGCTAAACACGCTTCTAAGCTACTATAAAGCGGCAACAACACAGATTATAAGTGAACTTGAATCAGCGACCGACTTCGGTAGGGCGCGACGCTTACAAGTTCTAAGCAATATCGATAAAATTCTTCAAAAACTCGATAAAAATACTTCTGAATGGTTTAAGGGCGAAGTTCGAATCTACTACGAAACATACAGCAAAGACGCAGTTAATCTTTTGGACGATTCCGGATTCCCCGTCACCGTGTCTTTTTCAAGGATCGATGAACAAGCGATTCAAACGCTGTCGGACGACGTGATGTCGTACTACAGGGAAGCATATTCGGGCGTTAAACGGGCCGCTATGCGTATGTTAAACGATTCCGCACGGGATCAGGTAACCGCGCTTTTAGCCGAAGGGAAAATATCAGGGGAAACCCGAAAAGCGATCGCCGATAAAATCGCCGGACTTTTGAAGGAAGGGCTAGTTGCTTTAATTGATCGTGGCGGCCGGAAGTGGTCGTTAGAAGCCTACGCTAATATGTTAACCCGGACAATGCTTGTTAAAACAGCAAATCAGGGGTTACAGAATCGCCTTATTGATTCAGGGTATGACTTGGTTCAGGTATCAGATCACGCCGGAAGTTGTAATCTTTGCGCCCCGTGGCAAGGTAGGATTTTATCAATGTCAGGAAAACACCCGTCATATCCCACAGTTACCGAGGCAGAAATGCAAGGGTTACATCATCCGAATTGTCGCCACCGGCTTTTGCCATATCACGAAAAACTGTTAGAAGTTTCCGTTGTTTGGAATCCGGAAACACAGCGCTATATCGGCTTATGAAAGAACAATCAGACAAACAAATTTATGACGCGCCGGATCAGTTGAGAAGTTGCGACAAAGGCGGACACCTTGAACGAAGTATCGTAGATCAACCCGTTCACCTTAAAAGTCCGAAAGTCAAAGCCTTAATCGATCAGGCGGAACTAGAACGCAGTTTTCAACTGCAAGTAATTAGACAAAACTTAGCGCACTTAAAAGGTGTAGAATGAATATATGAACGTTAACTTAGATACACAATATCTTAATAATTTTAGACACGGGAAGTTAGTTACGAAGCTATACAATTTTACGATCCGGTGGGTTTCCCCGGATTCGATTAACATTCCCTACGATCTTGATTCAGGCGAAATTAAACGCGCAAAACAGGCGATCAAAGACAACCGAAGGCAATCGCCGGTTGTTGTTCTTCACGATATAGGCATTGTAGCCGGCCTACATAACCTACAGGCATACAGCGAATTAAAATACGATCAGATTCCTATTATTTACGGTAAATTAAAATGATGAACTTACGACTTATCGAGGCAATAGCGAAAAAGTTTCAAGAGGGCGACGCACGCCTTAGCTACGACGTGGCATTAACCGAAGCGATCCTAAATAGAGTGATCGTAGAACTGGATTCAAAAGGGAAAATTCCGAAAGAAAACCTTATTGACAAAAGTAAACGATAGTATGCTACAATAAAATTGCTTAAAGATTTTACCTTTTCGCACGCGGTCACGCCGCGATAACAAGTGTAAACGAAAGGGGGTGAATAGAATTATGTCAGACGACAACAAGGACAAAAATGGCGACGCCGGCAACGGTGGCGACGATAAAGACAAGAACCTTGACAATCCGAACGATAGCAAGAATAAGAACAACGACGGCAACGGAAATAAGGGCGATCAAATGATCCCTAAGTACCGTTTAGACGAAGTAAGCGCAGAGAATCAAAAACTCAAAGCCGAAAAGGAAGAACGGGAAAGGAAAGATCGAGAGGCCGCAGATAAAAAACTAGCCGACGAAAAAAAGTTCGAAGAACTAGCGACTAAACGTCAGCAAGATTTAGAAAAAGCTAACTCCACAGTTAGTGAAATGAGAATCGAGCGGGCGGTCGAGAGGGTCGCGGTAAAGCTAGGCGCAGTTGATACAGAAGCAGTTATCAAGTTACTTGATAAAAGCGCTTTGAAGATTGACAAAGACGGAAACGTCGAAAACGCCGAGGAAGTAGTAAAAGCACTTCTTGAAGCTAAACCGTTCTTAAAGGGGTCGGGCGGATCACCGGCAGACATCGGTGGCGGGTCGAATCCCGATCAACCTAGCGGGGCTAAGAAACCTATTTCTTGGGTTCGCGAAAAATGGGCCGATCCTAAGTGGGTTCGTGAGAAGCACGAAGACTTAGAAGGCAAAACTGGCGAAGAATATCTTAACGATCTTCAAGCCAAAGGGTTGATCGATTACAACTCGTAATCTCAATAAAGAAAGGGGGTGAAAAAAAATTATGACTAAATCAACTATCACGACAACCTTGATAGATTCCTTTATTCCCGAAAAGGTAGCGACGACTGCAATTAACAAATTGACGTCGTATATGAACTTGGGTAAAACGGTTTACCGAGATTTTGACGAAGAAGTCGCACAAGAAGGCGACGTCGTTAGAGTTCCTAAGTTCGGAACAATGACCGCAAACGAAATGTCACAGTCAGGGCAGGTGACCTTACAGAATCCGGCCGACGACGAAGTGTCTATCACTTTGGATCAGCACTGGGAAGTTTCGTTCTTAAT